ACTCAGAAACAACAGGCATACCCCCCATACACGCAATACCGCAGTTGGCAACAGCACTTCTGTAGAAATCCCATTGCCCCTTGGTTTGAACCGACTTGGTAGTATAAGCATCCCTATTCATCACTACATAGGGATTTCTACACATCAACCATATACTACCGTCCCAGACTGGGTGGCACTGACAGAACTCAATCTCTTCGAAAACAAAAACTGGCTCCTCCGCCTGCATCTTGTATCCGTAGTCTGAGTACCAATCGTACATACCACCTAGTCTCCAGAGGTCAGATCTGTCGAGAATGATCACTCCATCATCTCCATCGTTGGCAAATCTGACGTCTATGCCCAAAGACGACACATAGTCATACGTCAAGTGGCACATTATTATAATGTTGCCCATTGAGGTGTTCATATCACCGGAGCATCTCACCCCTGGAATTTTGTACTTCAAATTTCCAGTCTCAGTGTAACATGTGCCGTATGTCGTCAATTGCATGTTGAGTATGCGTCGCAGTCGCCCACGATCGCTCCTCGAAGTGTGTCGTAAATACACTCCATGCTCGTACTTGAGTGCGCTCCGGCCTGTATGCTGATCGAACCTACTGGCGTCTATCGATACAGCAACAGGGTCTCCGAAGTGCTCCCAATGGTCACGAAGGTGCAGGGCCCTTTCCTCTGCGTTCAGTCCCTTCATGACTACGGTGTGTCCAAAAAGATCATTGATCTCCTTGTAGATCACTTTTTCCATGGGCTGGATATGAACCCCTAAAGCCACATTGAATCTAGGTGGTCGAGGTTGTATTAACCGAGGAACCTGATTTGGTTTTGAACGCAAGTCAAATTTTTCGGTCTTTACAAATCCTCTAATTCTAGAGTCATGATGTGTCAAGGGAAATTCCACCAAAGAACGGGCTGCTTTCGCATATATCTTCTTTTTGTGGCCAACATAGTGCTCAACAAATTCTGCTGAGGAAATTCTTGGGACAATAGATTCATATTTACGAATGTCTCTCCGTGCTTTTAGGTCGAAAGGCTTTTTCGGCTTGATAGGCCTTTCTCCCGCATGGTACACCAACCTCTCGGTAAGCGCCCTATAGTTGTTACTCAAACTATTATTGTGGACCGCGATGCTGGTGTGTGTGGACTGGTTGGTTAACAAGACCAGTCTCTTGTGTTTTGGTGC